AGTTTATATTGTGCGCCTAGTATTTGGCGGTTCACCCGCTCTCTTGTAAGTATCTCAGTTACGTTGCCATTACCATCTCTTTCAACTACATACCTATTGAGTGGATACATCTTCATACCATCTGTACCCATGTACAAAAGAGCATTACCTGTAACAACTAGATGCTTAAGAGCTGTAAATATTTGAACACGGTCAGTAGAGGCAGCAATGCTCTCCATGATCTGACGTTCAATCTTTGCAAAGCTTAGATCTAATTCACTCTTAGCTTCTGTTGGAAGCTCTACTCCTAACTTAGAGTCATCTAATTGGAGTTTAAAAAAGGTTGTAGAAGGTGGTAGTAACCCTAGCATAAGCTTAGAGGCTAGAGTTACCACACCTTTAGCACCGACTGATTGCCACGGAGTTTTAAACTTCGTGTACTCTGCCTTCTGTTCCTCATTCAGCATGAGTGTAGGTAGAGTTAGCTTAGCACAGTCAAGTGCTACGTCAAGAAATGCTGTACGGCCACTGGTCAACTTACTGTATCGTTGCCGTGCTGTTTCCATTATTTCTTAGATATGTTTAATGCAGATCCTGCACCACCTGTAGTAGCACCGCCGCCTGTACCTGTGTTCAGGTTGCTAGCTGTACCAGCTGTTGGAGCTTTGTCTTTAGCTAGGGTACTAGTTCCTTTCCTTCTCTTCTGTTTCCTGGCTGCCTTACGAGCGCCAGCCTCTTTTACCTTAGCACCTTCACCCTGTTCGGAGACATCAAGTTCTCCTGAAGTAGGTAGCTGTACCGGATCAACCGGTGCCATTTGAGGTGGTGGTGGGGGAGGTGGTGGAGGAGGAGGTGGAGGTGGTGGAGGAGCCGAAGGGCCGCCGCCGCACATAATTTATTCCTCGGTTAGTTTACTTTTTAGGTATCGTACAACGCTGACCTGTCCTATCCGATAAGACATTTCCTTTTCAGATAGTGACAGCTCAGGCATCTTGTCTGGAAACTGTTCGTCAAGTTCTTTGACTAGCATATCCAGGTCAAGCGTACTTGGGAAGATTGGGGTTTGCATGTTCAAAGAAGGCTGGCATCCTTGCGTTCTGTGTAGCGATTAAGCCTTCGGCTTTACCACTATACATTAAAGAATCACTCTGATCCAACCAGAATTTTTTGTCCAAATATTTTTGAGAGCTAGACTTCAATGGGGACATAACCCAGTTGATAGTAGCTTTCCTCAGTTTGTCCAAACTAGGAGAGATGGTCAAGCCAAGCTCTCTACATACCAGGGAATTCGAGGCGACGTGAATCTGCTCATCACGGCTGATATCTGCACTTACAGTGCGCATTCCAGCGTCACCGTTAAAGCGGAAGAATGGAAGGAGGACAAAGAAGATTGCCCTTTCAGCAACCATGGCTTTGAGAATTGTGTGATCCGGATGTGATATCCATGCATCTCTGATTCTAA